CCATATTTTATAGGAGATACATATAGATCAACTCCCATATCCGATAATTTTGTTATTAATCAAAATAATTTTGATTTTAATAATGAAAATGTTATAAGAAATACTCTACCATACAAAGTATCTGATCCTACTGCCGACAATGATTTTCTAATTGAATCTAATGAATCTGTTGAACAAAATGCAATAGTAGAATCTGTTACAGAGGGTGAGATTGAAGGTTTTCAAATAGTTGAAGAAGGAAGTGATTATAAGGTAGGTGATTCATTGGTATTTGATAATACAGATACATCTGGAGGGGGTGCCAGTGCCTTTGTAAGAAAGGTTACAGGAAAACCTATTACAAGTGTCACAACCGCAGTTCAGACGTACGATGATGTCGTTTACGTAAGAGATAGTGCAACTCAGATTAGTGGATTTATATCTACTTCTCATACTTTTGCTAATAATGATAACATTGTGGTTTCAGGATTGACCACAAGCATATCAAAACTAACAGATTCTTTCCAAGTAGGAGTTTCATCTGAACAAGTTGTACTTTACAAAGAACTAGGTGCAAATGCTACATCAGGTATTGTTACTGACATATATGTCTCTGTTATCCCTGATAGAGTATCAGCTGGTAGTAGTATTGGTATAGGTACGGAAAAATTATTAGTTCTTAATAAATTTAATGATAGAAAAATATTAAGGGTAAAGAGAGGAGTTGTTGGTACCGCACATAAATTATCTGATCCAGTTTTTACTGTACCTCATAAGTTTACATTGAATCTTGTTACTGAACCATTTGAATCGAAGGTAAATGATAAAGTATTCTTCAATCCTAAAGAACAAGTTGGATTAGCATTAACTGCTGGAACAAATATCGCTATGGCTAAGTCATTCACAACTGGTGAGATATCAAAGGTCATTAGTGTTCCTGCAAAAAGTATATTTTTACCAAATCATCCTTTCACTAATAATCAACAATTAACATTTAAATTTCCCAGTGGAGCTGGTGCATTATCAGTTGGAACAGGTGTAACTCAGGCGGTTGCCTCTAGTTTTAATCTTGTAAGTGGTTCTACAGTATTTGCTAAAAAAATATCAAATGATTTAGTTGGTTTATCAACTGAATTAGGTGCTGAAACTATATTCTTTAAATCTGCACCATCTGATAATTTTGAATATTTACTTGAATCAAACTTTACTCAAGTTACAGGTAAAGCTCAAAAAATTACAGCACACGTTGCTGTATCAACATCTCATAATTTAAATGAGTTAGATACTATTGACTTAAAATTAAAATCAAATATAGCTGGTGGAACAGGTGTATCAACATCAGTCATAGTTAAATACTCCTCTAGTGAGGATAAAATTCTAATTAATCCTACAACTATAGTAAAAGCTAATATTGGTGCCGATACTGTATTTAAAACTAATCACGGATTTAAAACCGGACAAAAAATATTTTATGATGGTGGAACTAATCAAGCAACTGGATTAAGCACTGGATCATATTTTGTATATAGAATTGATGATAATGCATTTCAATTATCTCAAACTTTATATGATGTTCAAAATGAACCACCAAAAGTAGTTGGTATCACTACAAATACTGGTGGAAATTCTCAAGAAATTTTCTTAATAAATCCACCTTTATCAATTGTCAACAATAATGATTTAATATTTTATGTTTCAGATTCATCGTTAAGTGGATATGATTTTAATTTTTACTATGATTCTGATTTCAAAAATGAGTTTGTTTCTATAGGAACTACAAATTCATTCACAGTTGAAAAAAATGGAACTATTGGTGTGGGTACGACATCTACTGTGATTTTAAAATATAATAATCAAAATCCATTAAATATATTTTACACCATTGAAAAAGGAGGATTTATAAGCACATCTGATAGGGATGTGGTTAATGCATCTAGAATAAACTATATTAATAGTGAATATGAAGGATCTTACATTGCATTTGGTGTTGGCTCTACATCATTTAATATATCTCTTAACAACGTTCCTGAAAAATTAAATTACTTATCGACAGAAACTGATAATTTATCATATAGCACTAATTCTACTAGTGTTTTAGGTGGTGTAGCATCAATTAATTTAGCATCTGGTGGTTTAGGATTTAAAAAATTTCCTAGAATATCTACAATTACCTCAACTTCAGGTATTAATGCTAAAATTCTTGCATTATCAAAATCAATAAACAAAATAAACAAAGTAAGAATATTAGATCCGGGTTTTGAATATCATTCCGATAAAACTTTAAGACCAGAAGCAAGAATATCACCAACCATAACATTAATTAACTCTGATATAATTTCAAATATAGAGGTTGTTTCAGGTGGTAGAGATTATCTCTCAGCTCCTGATATTGTAGTTGTTGATCCTGAAACAGGAGAACTTACCGATCAAGGAGTGATTGAAGTTGAGACATCTGCAACATCCCTCTCATCTGTCAATATTATAAGTTCCCCTAAAGGATTAAAACCAATAGAACATACAATAAGAACCATTAATAATTCAAATGGTATATCAATATCAAGAGTGGTTGGTATGAATACAACCACAACTACTGGTATTGTGACTTGTATTTTGGTTACACCAATAACTGGATTTGCAGTGCCTCAATTTGCTCAAGGTGATAAGATATTTGTTGAGGGAATACAACTTGAATCAACGATAGGATCAGGTTATAACTCTACCGATCACGGTTATGATTTCTTTACAGTATCAAAATATGAGAATACTAATCCAGCTAAATTAGAGTTTAATTTAACAGGTATAGGTGTAAGTATTGGTATTGCAAAAACCACACAAGGAAACTATGCCAATATTATTAATTTTAATAAGTATCCTAAATTTAAAACCACTCAAAAATCTTCTCAATTCAAAAATGGTGAAAGAATAGCAGTTAAGGAAAGTGGTACTTTTATATTATCTGATCTTCTCGTTCTTGAAAATAATCCTAATGAATTTATAAAAGTTTTTGGAAAAAGAGAGTTGATCATAGGAGATATTATAAGAGGGGAAATTTCTGGAACAAGAGCAACTATTAATTCTATATCAAATAATAGAGCTAGATTTAATGTCGATTATTCATTAAGACAAGAAAAAGGATGGAATACTGAAATAGGAAAATTAAGTGAAGATTATCAAGTGTTGTCAGATAATGATTATTATCAAAATTTATCATATAGTATTCAAAGTCCAAAAACTTTTGAGGAAATCATAGATCCTGTAAATAGGTTACTTCATACATCAGGATTGAAAAATTTTGCAGATACCGGAATCACCTCCACTGCAAAATCAGGAATCTCATCCAGTTCAGATATAGTAATAGCAAGGGATTTGATCAGTGAAGAAAGAGTTGATACTATTAATAATTTTGATTTAGTTATAGATACGGATACAATTGCTAATGGAACACAATCTAAATTTATCAAATTAAGAAATAAAAAACTTGCAAGTTTTATTGAATGTAGAACAAATAGAGTAATTGATATTGATGATATTAGTTCTCAATTCTCAAATACAAATAGCACTTTAAACGGTAGATTTGATACAGAAATAATTGAAAATTATGAGAGTTTCTTAGTACAAACAAGAAATCCATTAACAAATGAAATACAACTTGATGAAGTTGTAGTTTTCAAAGATAACACTGACATATTTACATTTGAGAAAAATCGTTTGGGTATTGGTACACAAACAATTGCTGATTTAGAAGGTGTTTCTGATTCTAGTAATAAAACTTTCTTGAGAGTAACTCCCACAAATCCATTTGATGATGATTTAGATATAAAATTTTATAGAAATAGATTCAATAGTTCTCTTGCAGGTATTAATACAGAGGCACTTGGTTTTATTAACTTAGTTGGTGTAGCAAAAACAGTTGATCCAGCTGCAACAATAAGTTTAGTATCTGCACCATCTGGAATTACATCAGCATTTTATGCTACTGTTGAGGTAACTGATGATATTACAAATGAAAAAAATCTTGTTGATCTTTATGCAACACATGATGGAACTAATTCTTATTTCTCTGAATATTATGTTGATAGTGGTGATGTAAATAATTTTTCATCTAATTTTATTGGAACATTTACATCTAATTTAAATTCTGGTGTTTTATCAATAGATTTCCAAAATACGGGGTCTAATAGAGCTACACTAAGGTCTAGAGCAGTGGGATTTGGAACCACTGCATTAGGTCAAGGTACATATAGATTTAAAGACTCTGCACAAATTAGTGGTAATGAGAGAACAGTTAACCTTGTATCAACATTTAAGAGAGTATCAGGTACATCGACAATTGTAGGTATTGATTCAAATAAATTTAGTGCGATTAAAAGTATTGTAAAAGTTGCTGCTGGATCCACAGTTTCAATGCACCAAGTTTTAGCAGTTCATGATGGAACCGATACATCTATTGTTCACTATCCATTTATCTCTATAGGAAGCACATCAGGTATAGGTACATTTATTTCAAACTATGCTAATAATAAATTTAATGTAAGATTTAATCCTGATACTGGTTTTTCTGATGTTGAAGTATCTGCTTATAGTGAATTGATATACACAGATCTTGATTTATTCAATACTCCTCCAGATTTAACTTATGGAAGAGTATCAGAGTCAGTTAGCATAGGATTATATAATGCTGTTAATGGAAATAGATCAAATAAAACAGAATTTGAGCTAACACATAATGGAGTTCCAATTTTTGCAAAAACATTCTCACCATCTGATGCTTCTATAGTTAACCCTGTGACCGGTGTATTTACTATACCTGACCATTTCTTCAATACAGGTGAAAAATTAAAATATACACCAAAAAGCACATTCACAGGTGTAACAGCTGATGCAATGGAAACTTCTGCTGGTGTAGATTTAACAACAAATGTTTTTGCAATTCGTTTAACAAAAGACACATTTAAATTAGCATTAACTAAATCAAATGCTAACTCCGGTACAGGAGTTACTTTTACGTCATTGGGAGCTGGAAATAAACATCAACTTGAGATGACTAAAAAACTTGAAAAAAGTATTGTAGTAGTTGATGGTTTAATACAATCTCCAATAGCGTTTACACCGATAAACACAACATTAACTAATAATGGAGGTAGCATTTCTGCATCTGATGCCATCTTTAGTATAGCTGGAATATCATCTATAGGACAAGGAGATATATTAGAGATTGGAACTGAATTTATGGAAGTATTATCAGTTGGAATCGGAACACTTGCGATAGGGCCAATATCTGGTGATGGTTCATTTAAATTAGTAAATGTTGAGAGAGGTTCATTAGGATCTATAGCGAGTTCACATAATGATGCAACTGCTGTAAGAAAATTTAAGGGATCATTTAACATTGTAGATAGTAAAATTCATTTTACTGATGCTCCTAAAGGAACTAATTTCACTGAAAGAGACGATTCTAATTTAACATTCCCTAGATCAGATTTTCACGGTAGAGTATATTTTAGAAATGATTATACATCAAATAGAATTTTTGATGATATCTCAGATGGATTTACTGGAGTTGGAGCAACACATATAGTTAAAGTTGGTGGAGCTAATACAACAGGAATACAAACTGGTGGAAGTATAGTTTTACTTAATGGAATATTTCAAACTCCAACCACATCTAATAATCAGGGTAATAATTATGATTTCATTGGAGATACAACAGCAGGTATTACAACTATATTCTTTACTGGTATTACATCAACAAATGGTACTAAAATTGTCAGTGAATCTGATGTTAACTTAAATCAACTTCCAAGAGGAGGATTGATTGTATCACTTGGATCTACTGGTGGTTTAGGTGTTGCACCTTTGGTTGGTGCTGCTGTAACTGTGGTAAAAGATGCTAATGGAGTTATTACATCTGTAGGTTTAGGTGCTACTGATCAATTAGGATCTGGATATCGTGGTAGTGTAGCGATTGGTGTGACTGATATTGCTTATGATCATAGATTTGTTAGTTCAGGTATTGGTTCAATAAAACAATCTAATTTTAACGGTAATGGATTCACTGCTACAGATGCAGTTTATACATCTCATACTGGTGTGTTAGTGTTAACTATCCCTAATCATGGATTAACAACTAGCGATACAGTTGGTATTGATACTGGTGGTTTAGTGTTTAGATGTTCAAAAGATAATTTCCAAACATTACATCCTTATCCACGTTTAGTATCAAAGACTTCATTAGGAACTAGAAGTGATCCCGTAGCAGGAATTCAAACAGCTATTACTGCAACCACCACTAATACAATCACCATAAATGTTGGCCCCGGTGGTGGTGCAGGAACAGGTGCAGTTATTAATGCAACTGTGGGTGCTGGTGGTACATTAGGCTTTACTGTTGCAAATGGTGGTACCGGATATGTAAATCCCGTAATTAATATCCCTGAACCAACTTATGAAAATCTTGAAGTTATAGGTGTTTCACGTTTAGGAATAGGTGCCACAACTGATACTGGATTAGGACTAAAAGTAACTGTTGATGTTGGAGCAAGTTCAACAACAGGTATTGGTTCTACACTACACACAGTACAATCATTTAAAATTACAAGAAATGGATTTGGATTCAAAAAAGGTGATGTATTCAAACCTGTTGGATTAGTTACTGATAGGCAATTGACTCATAAAGTCAGTGATTTTGAATTAACTGTTACAGAAGTATTCACTGATAACTATTCTTCTTGGGATTTTGGTGAGTTTGACTTTATAGATCCTATAAAAAATCTACAAAATGGTAAAAGAAAAAGATTCCCTATTAGGTTAAATCAAGAATTATTAAGTTTTGAAATAGACAGATTAAATGCTGATTCATCACTTATTGATATGCAAGACTTACTATTAATATTTGTAAATGGTGTATTACAAGAGCCCGGAGTAGCATATACCTTTGAAGGTGGAACAACATTCGCGTTTTCTGTAGCACCATCAACAGATGATGATATATCAATATTTTTCTATAAAGGAACATCTGGAGGATCGAATCCGGACACTACAATTGTTGATGTGACACAATCAATCAAAGAAGGTGATGTTGTTAAAATAGGAGCTGGTTCTGGAGTGTTACCACAATCAAGAAGAACAGTTATTGGAATTACTACATCTGATACGTTTGAAACTGACCTTTACACAGGATCAGGTATAGATGAAAATACATTTAGACCACTTGCTCAATGGAGAAAACAAAAAATTGATAAAATTATTGGAGGTGATGTTGTATCTAAAGCAAGAGACTCAATTGAACCTTTAATTTATCCAACTGCTAGAATTATTGGTGATTTATCAACTTCAAAATCAGCAGGGACAAGTATTTTTGTTGATGACGCACAGTTTTTTGAATATGAGGAAGATCATTCATCTATTGTAATTAACAGTTTTGGAGGTTTAATTGTAGATAATATTAACCCTGTTGCTGCAAAATTAAAAGCTGTTGTTTCTGCTACTGGTACAATATCCCAAATTAATGTGATAGAGGGTGGGAGTGGTTACGTAGGAGCGACCACAAGTATATCAATCGCAGCTCCAGTGGGCGTGGCTAACACACAATTCGCTCTAATTGGTATATCAACATTTGCTACTGCAACTGCAAACATCACTAATGGATCTATTGCATCAGTAACTGTGAATAACATCGGTCTTGGATATACCACCACTAATCCTCCTGCAGTTTTAGCACCCTCTCCTGAACCAATTAAAGAAAATATTACTGATATTAAAAAGGTAGAAGGATTTTCAGGCATAGTCACAGGTATCTCGACAGATATTGTTGGTGTATCCACTCTGGTCATAAGAATAGGTCTTGCAAGAACATCAGATGATTTCAGCAGTCTTGTCGTTGGATATCCAATCTATGTTTTTGATACAACAGTTGGTAATGGTGTAACATCACTAAACTTAAGTGGTAATGATAATGATATAGTTGGAGTTGGAACAATGTTTGCAGATAATATTTACATGATTCAAAATATTACAAGAAATGGATCAAATGCTGAAATATTAGCTCACATTCACTCAGGAACTGTACATACAGGGTTATCTACAATCTCTACTGGAAACGGTGGTTTTAATGGTAGATTTTCTTGGGGAAGATTCTTTAATTCTTCTGGTAATTTTAGTAGACCTGAACCAATATCTATAGGAGTTACAGGTAATACTGTAGGTCTTTCAACTGGTGTTGGTATATCTACTTTCCCAACTATTCAAAGAAGAGTATTTGGTATCCGTGATACCGGTGCAGTGCGTAAAACATTAAGTTGATGATTTCACGTATAAATATAGAAAAAAAGCAATAAAATGCCAGCAGTAGTCACTGATCAGTTTAGAATTTTAAATGCAAGTAACTTTGTCGATACAGTTACAGGCATTGGAGGAGCTGATCCAAAAAATTCATTTTATGTAACATTAGGTTTACCTAACCCAAGAATAGTTGGGTTTGGTAGAACTTCAACTTGGGATACTAATACACCAAATCCTGTAGATAATATTAATAGAAATAATCATATTGGTGATACAACTTTATTTGGTAAAAGAGTAACTGGAAAGAATATCAGACGTTTGATAAGAAAGGTTGATTGGACACAAGGAACCAGATATGAAATGTATCGTCATGATTACAGTGTCAACTCACCCTCTCCTATCACACAATCATCAAGATTATATGATGCAAGTTACTACGTAATTAATGAAAATTTTAATGTTTATATTTGTATTGATAATGGTTCATCAGGAATTAATACTACAGGAAATGCATCACAGGATGCACCAACTTTTACTGATTTAGAACCATCAAAAGCTGGTGAAAGTGGTGACGGATATATTTGGAAGTATCTGTATACAGTTTCTCCAAGTGACATTATTAAATTTGATTCTACAGAATTTATTGCAGTTCCAAACGATTGGACAACAACTAATGACGCTATTATACAGTCAGTTCGTGAAAATGGTGATTCAGATCTTAATAATAACCAGATAAAAAAAGTTTATATTGAGAATCAGGGTAATGGTTACTCTGGAGGTATAGGTCAAGAGTTTAGTATTTTGGGTGATGGCACTGGTGGTAAAGTTGTTGTAGATGTCGTTAATGGAAAAATAACACAAGCAATTGTTTCATCAGGTGGTAAAGGTTATACTTATGGAATAGTTGATTTGGGATCAATAAATGCAAATGCATCAAGTAGAGCTAAATTAATACCCATTATCCCACCTTCAAAAGGTCATGGATTTAATATTTACGAAGAGTTAGGGACAGATCGTGTTTTATGCTATGCAAGATTCGGTGGGGATAATAAAGATTTTCCATTTGATACTAAATTTGCTCAAGTTGAGTTAGTAAAAAATCCTACATCAATTGGAACTACATCAGTTTACTTTAGTGATTCATACTCATCACTAAACTCAATAAAATTCCCTTCGACGACCACTGCAAACCCTGTGATTGGTGAAAAAATAAGTCAAACTGTCACAGGTGGTACAGCTGTTGGATATGTCGCATCTTGGGATAAAGAAACGAAAGTGTTAAAATATTTCCAAGATAGATCACTTTATTTTGGAAATGGAGTAGATCAAACTGATTATGTAGGTGTATCTACGCTAGGTCAAGTTTTAGCATTTCAATCAACTGCTAATCCAATTACCAGTCCTAGTGGTTTTTCTGGTTCAGTAGAAACCACATTTAGTTCTGGTATTACCACAGTAGGAACAAAAAATGTAGGTTTAGGTGTTACTTTCACAAATGGACTTGCAACTCCTGAAATAAATAAAGGGTCAGGTGATATAATCTATATTGATAATAGAGCAACTATCACAAGAAACTCTAGACAAAAAGAAGACGTAAAAATCATTCTGGAATTCTAAAAAATGCCACAAAAAACGAATCTCAATATAAGTCCTTACTTCGACGATTTCAAAAAGGATAATAATTTCTATAGAGTCTTATTTAATCCGGGAAAACCTGTTCAGGCAAGAGAACTTACAACACTTCAGTCTATCTTACAAGATCAGATTGAATCTTTTGGTAGTCATATGTTTAAAGAGGGATCTATGGTGATTCCGGGAAATATTTCTTATGACGCACAATATTTTTCTATAAAATTAGATTCAATCCATTTAGGTATTGCAGTTTCAGTATATGTAGATAATTTAAAAGGTAAAATTTTAACAGGACAAAAAAGTGGCATTAAAGTCCTTG